CTCCCAAAGACGTCCTTTGAAGCCTACGCAAAAATGCATGAGGGTGTCGAGAATGTGTGTTCCGTAGTGTCTGACAGGTGGTCGGTGTGTATCGGTCCAGCTGAGAACGGTATGGAACAGGTATCCTTCGTCAATGGTATCTGCACAACCAAGGGTGGTAACCATGTAGATCACGTGGCATCCCTGGTGGCAAATGGAATCATTGAGGACATGGCGAAGAAGATCAAATTGAAGCCCCAACAGGTGAAGAACACGTTCAACATCTTCGTCAAGGCAACCCTCGAGAATCCCACATTCTCGAGTCAGGTAAAGTCTGAATGCACCTCAAAGTCCCAAGACTTTGGCTCGAAGTTTGATCCCCCGAAGAACTTCATCAAGAATGTCCTAAAGACTGGAATCCAAGATGAACTCCTGGCACTCTCAAAGTTCAAGGAGATGAAGGAACTCAAAAAGTCTGACGGTGCCCGGAAGTCCAAGATCACGGGGATCCCCAAGCTGGATGACGCGAACAAGGCTGGCACTGCGCAGTCTGGGAAATGCACACTCATCGTGACAGAGGGTGATTCGGCGAAGACCTTGGCGGTCGCGGGTCTCTCTGTGGTTGGAAGGGATCACTATGGTGTCTTTCCCCTCCGTGGGAAGTGTAAGAATGTGAGGGATGTTTCGGTGGCTCAACTGTCATCGAACCAGGAGTTCAATGACCTCAAGAAGATCTTGGGTCTCCAACAGGGTAAGGACTACAAGGATGTGTCCGAACTCCGCTACGGGAGGCTCATGATCATGACGGATGCAGATAACGATGGCTCGCACATCAAGGGTCTCATCCTAAACATGATCCACTACTTCTGGCCAAGCCTCCTCAAGTTGGGATTTGTGGTTTCGATGGTGACCCCAATCATCAAGGCCACGAAGGGTTCGGAGACTATGTCTTTTTACACCGACTCAGCTTTCAGAAGTTGGTATGGATCTGGGAAGGCTGGATGGAAAATCAAGTACTACAAGGGTTTGGGTACCTCAACATCTGTGGAGGCGAGGGAGTACTTCAAGAAGATTCAGGATCTCACAGTCAAGTTTGACATGGATGTGATGACTGACACGTCGATCGTTCTCGCATTTGACAAGAAGATGGCGGATTCACGGAAAACCTGGCTCCTCGACAGCACAGCCAAGGAGGCTTCGGAACTTGAGGTTCCCTATGGGGATGTGAAGCAACTTGACATCACAGACTTTGTCCACAAGGATCTAGTGAACTTCAGTCTCGCAGACCTAAAGCGATCAATCGCCCACGTGGCCGATGGTCTCAAACCCTCCCAGCGGAAGGTTATGTATTCTTGTTTCCAGAAGAACCTCAAGGATGAGATGAAGGTGGCACAGTTGGCAGCCTATGTGGCTGAAAAGAGTGCCTACCACCACGGTGAAGTTTCCCTCGCAGATACAATTGTCAAATTGGCGAACGACTATACGGGGTCCAATAATATCAACCTCCTCGAACCATGTGGTCAGTTTGGAACCAGGTTGATGGGTGGGAAGGATGCATCCCAGACGAGATACATCTTCACAAAGCTGTCCAAGGAGGCCCGAAAGCTCTTCGACCCCAAGGATGATGCAGTTCTCAACTACCTCGATGATGATGGGCGCCCCATCGAACCAGACTTTTACATGCCCACCTTGCCCATGGTTCTCGTGAATGGAACGGAGGGTATCGGAACGGGTTTCAGTTGCTACGTGCCCCCTTTCAACCCCGAAGATATCAAGGAGAACATCAAGAGAACTTTGGGAGGTGAAGACCTCACCGAAATGAAACCATGGTTCAGGGGTTTCAAGGGACAGGTCTACAAGGATGACACAGGTCTCTGGATCACGGAGGGTATTTACAAAGACACTGGATCCAGAATCAAAGTCACAGAGCTCCCACCCGGACGATGGACCCAAGACTATAAGGAGTACCTGGATACACTCGTGGAAAAGAAGATGATCAACAGCTACACGAACAACAGCACCACAGAGGATGTGGATTTTGAGATTTTTGGCTACACTGGGAAGGACCTGATGAAGGACCTCAAGATGAGGAAGACGTTCCACACCTCGAACATGCACCTCTTCCACCCAACCCGGGGTATCCACAAGTATGCGAATGCCGAAGAAATTCTTCGAGATTTTGTGGAACTCCGATTGGAACATTACAAGAAGCGAAAAGCACACCTAGTGGATGTGTTAGAGAAGCGAGCCGCGATGTGTGGTCACCGCGCAAAGTTTGTCACAATGGTCATAGAAGGTGACCTCGTGGTATTCAAAAGAAAGAAGAAGGACCTAGAGGCTGAGATGTCTGCGACGTTTCCGAAAATTGAGGGAAACTACGACTATCTCCTCAACATTAGGACGGTTGAATATACGGAGGAGCGTGTAAAAGCCCTCATGGATGAAGAAAGACAGGCAAATGAGGACTTGGAACGCATATTGAAAACGAGTCACATCACGATGTGGAAAATGGATATTAAAAATATATAAGTAGTAAGTAGATATGGGTGAAGCCGCTAAGATTTCCCTAAAAGCTATTGGAAAGCAGGATACACAACTGCTTTCCAAAGACCCAGACGAATCATTTTTTAATTACAACTCAGAGAGACACTCCGAATTTAGAAAGTATCACCGCGTTCGAAATGTTGTAAATAATGGTACCATAGCCGAGTGGCCATTTGGACAGGTTGTTAAGGTTCAATTCAATCCCACCAATATGGGAGATCTTTTGAGTAACATGTATCTGAGTATCAAGATGCCGGGTATAACTGATGGCAACTACGCCGACCAATTGGGGCGTCACATCCTCAAAAGTATCACAATGTTTGTAGATGACATCGAGGTTGAGAAGATCTATGACGATTGGGGAATTATCTACGATGAATTGTACTTGGAAATATCTGAAAAAGTGGCGAATAGATTTCTCGTCAATCGAAATTTGGGATATGATGACTCAAGTAATAATGAAACCTATGCGCGTTTAGAATCGAATCTGCTTATTCCACTTCACTTTTTCTTTTCGAGAAAATATGCAAGTGATGAATATTCCTCAAATAAACCAAACCGTCCATATTTCCCGGTGTGTTCAATTTTTAAACAAAAAATAGAGTTTGAGTTGGAGTTTCACCAACAGACATTTTTTACTAATACAACTGATACACTCAGTCTGCAGTCATTCAATCTCGTAACTGAAGAAATCACTGTCAGCCCAGAAGAAAGGAATTATTTAGTGAGTGAAAATCAAACACTCGTCACAGACCTTGTCAGAAAACATCCCATAATTGTGAGCGAACTTGGTATAGATAGAATCATAAACAATCTTGTACCAAACATCCCCGTCAAGTGTATTCACTGGTTTTTGAGAAATACAAAATTTGAAGTTGAAGGTGATGCTATTGGATCTTCAGATGTAAATGAAGAAAGGCTTTACCAAAACCGTTTCAACTTTTCATCGAGTGCGACGTTTGACGAAATACAAACATTTTTCAACCCCATCATGGAGACTGCGAGTATTTACATTAACGGTAACAAGTTGCCGAATGTTACAAAGACGGATCATAACTATTATAAATACCTCATACCATTCGAAACACGTCTAGCGAGACCATTTAGAAATGTATATACGTATAGCTTCTCGATGAATCCGATAAATGTGGAACCATCGGGGAGCTTAGATTTCAGTCAAATACAGTCAGATAAAACGAATATAGATGTGAAATTGGATACAACGAAAGTGGATGTGTCTTCTAATACGTACTCTCTAAACATGTACTATACAGGATACCAAACGTTTGTGTTTGATATGGGTTTTATGTCACTCGCTTACTAAACAATGACGACTTATTGTCGCTGATATAATCTATTATGTTGTTCTTGATACACCATTTGATGAAATTCAACTGTGCTAGGGTTGTATGAATTTCATGAGATGTTCCGGGCACTGTGTATGCAAACTTCTCGGCTCGACAAAAGGGATCGAAAAGTTTCTTACTGTACCCATCCAGGCTTGACTT